GAACTCTATATAAGTGTTTTTACCAGCGCCTATAAGCTTTAGTGTAAGTTCCTCTTGTATCATAGCGTAAATAGGTGCTAATGTGTAACGCTGGTAGATAAGTGCTAATTGCTCTGTATTGTTATATGTAGCATCTATCACGCCTAGTAATGGCGGTGGTACTTTGAATATCTCCATTATTTCGCTCTTAGTGAGCTTTTTAGACGCTATGTAGTCTGCATCTGCTGGCGAAATAGGTTTAAGCTGTGTATATTTCATTCCATCAGCTAAAACAGGAGTTTTACCAGCGTTTTTAGCTCCGCCATAAGCACTTCCAAAATCATCTTTAAGCTGTTTTATCTGAGGTGGTTTTAATCCTTTATCAGTAGTAATAATACCACTCATAGAGTTACCATTTTTCATAAAGTTAGTGGCATATTGGCTTTCGTAGTAGCTTCTGTCAAATGTAGTTACATGTAGACCAATAGGACTTAATCCATCTCTACCATTTGTAGTAATATTTACATAATGTAGCATCTCTTCTGGGAATACATCTATAGTTTTATTGTTACTTAAAGTAACGCGGTAAAAATAAGGCTCTAATGTTAAGCCTGTCTCCATAATGGCTACTTTTTCACTAGGTATAAAGATTAAGCTAGTGGGTACACCGTTTACATACTCTATAACGCTGTAACCATTTCCCCAGCCTACTAATTGACCTAACATAGTATTTTGCCATTTATAAAAAGTAATGTTTTTAGCTGGGTTTTGAAGTAGTTTAGTTAAGGCGTTGTTTTGTTCTTCACGCCCTTTATCGGTTTTTTTAAATACTTTAACAGGTGTCATAGCTACACTGTCTGATATCATCCTGATAGATGCGTAAACTGTACCTATCTGTAACTTATCAGATGGTGTATCTCCTGTAAATATACCCCAAAAGGTATTTGCTACTGACATGCTACGCGTTTCTGTATCTAAATCTTTTGTTCTAACTAATGATAATCCAAACATATAAAACCTTTTGCGGTATTGTATCATAAAAATTTATAAAAAGTTATATTTTACAAAAACAATACTCATCCTCGTTATGATGATCTGGAAATTGAAAAGTTAATTGTTTTTCTTTTTTAATAAACATTTTTTCAAATTCTATAGCACTACCATGCGTACTAAACTGTGCGTTAAGAGCTTTTAATTTTTTAGCTTTTGCCTCATATTTTACTATTTGCTCCCATTTTTCTGGGTGGTGCTTCCATACCTTGTAAAAATCGTCTACTCTTTGTTTAGGGCAAAAATAGCACCCTGTACGATTAAAATGCTTATATAAAGGGTTATCTATTGAACGCTCTTTTAAAAAGTCTCTTACATCATCTTCTGTCATGTGATAATCTATTAAAGGGTAAATCTGATTATCTGCTAATACTTTAGATCGCTCTAGCTCTGTATATGTATAGCCTATATATTGCTTATATTCTTTGATGTTATTAGCTTTTAGCCATCTTTCAAACGGGTATACTTTTGCCTCACGCTTCCAATAACACGGTACAGTAGTCATCGGTAAACCTCTAATTTTACCCTCTCTCTCTCCGCTTGTTACTTCTGTAAAAGCCCAATTTTCTAGCGTAGTATCTGGCTTTATAATCGTAATAGTTTTATTAAATCTTCTTTTTATATATGCTTCAAATTTATTTATATACTCATACATCTCATCAAACTCAGCTAATGTATCTGTAAATACAATATAATCTAATGGTAATTGTTTCTCGCATATTAACACTACCATAGCGGAACTGTCATAGCCACCGCTCCAACTTGCTATATATTTAGTTTTAAAATCTTCTATTTCTTTTTGCATCTCTTTATATGTCTTACTCATTTTTCCAGCCTTTTGTTTTAATTGTATGAGATTATATCATATTATATTATATAAATGCAATACCTACTTCTGTTTTATCCTCAAAATGTGCTAATGCTCTGGTAAGGCAGTTTATAGTAGATGCTACACCATCTATCTTTTTTAATCTACTTTGTTTATTAGGTTTAATATTGCCGTTACTATCTGTAATTACTTCTACATTAGATACATGCCAATTCATACAGGGGTTATCATCGTGTGTGATATCTCCACGCTTTACGATATCCAAATAGTATTTAGTAGGTGCGCTTAAAGTAATAGCACCCTGTCTTACTTGGATATTTTCATAAAAACCAGCCTCAGCCTCTATACGATTTATAAGCGCTGTAGCTCTGTACGGATCATAAGTAATCTCACAATCTAAAGCACCATCTAAAAAAGGCATGAGATAATTATATAGATAATCTAAGTCTATAGTATCGCCAGCAGTAGCTATTACATCTTTATTATTAACCCATGAGCGTAGAGGTATGCGTAGCTCTTTCTCGCGCTCTTTTAGATTAGCTTCTGGTATAAAAAACTTAGTGCGTAGATGGTATTTGTTATCATCCAGCAGATAAAGAAACGATACAGCGGTAAAATCATCGGTTAGAGATAAATCTAGCCCTATAATCAATCTGCGCGCCTCTGTAATATCTGTAAGAGGCTGTGCGCAGTTCTGCCACTTCTCATAAGGTATAAATATCTCAGATACATTTAACCATTCGTTTAAGTGTTTAGTCCTGAAACTTATCTCATCAGTACCGCTATGCTGTGCTATCTTGTATTTAGCCTCTAAATATTCCATAGTTACGCCATAGTTCAGCGCTGGGTTAGCTTGTATCCATGCTTCTTTATCATGCCATGTAAGACCTTTTGGTATCTCAAATATCATAGCATACATAGTATCATCTTCTATAACGCCCTCGTTTACTTTTTTAGCATATTCATAACGATTATGAAACGCACCACCTATGTTATATCCAGCGGTGGAGATCATTACAGCTAAAGGCTGGCTACGCGATGCCATACCCTCACTCAATACTTGGTACATGTCATCAGTTTTAAAAGCATGCCCTTCGTCCTGAATAAAAAAGTTAGGGCGCAAACCATCTTTAGTCTCAGCATTAGCTGTAAGTACTGCAAAGTTATCTACAAAAGCGCCATTCTCTACCTCTATAGTTTTTCTACCTTTAAATATATCGCATTTGTTTAATAAAAAATGGTTTTGTTTAATCATTGTCTCGCATGCTTTAAAGAGTATCTGGGCTTGTTTTGTCTCAGATGCTACAATATATGTCTCTTTTCCCTTTTCTTCGTCTAAGTACAGCATGTATAGCTCTACAGCACCAGCTAATTCGGTTTTGCCACATTTACGCGGTATAAATAACATAGATGTACGATGCTTACGCTTTCGTGTCTTTTTATTTACTACTGCTACAGTTTCCAAAAGCCATTCTATCTGAAATGGTAAGAGCTGGAAATTCACACCAGCAAACTCACCAGCAGTATGTTTTAACAAAGATACAAACTTGATTAACTTCCAGCCTATTGTAGTATCCAATGTATACACTGTCTTTTTATACTTTTCAGTTAGCTTATCAAACATCTTTTGAGCATCAGCTAAGATAATATCTCTCTCTCTTATAAGTGGGTTTTTCATTGGCGCAGTCATTAAAATAAATCTCCCATATCATCTATATCTTTTTTCTCGTTTATAGTTAGCTTCTGGCGTGCAGATGGATTAAGTCCTAAGTTCTGCTGGATCTTCAAATAATTAGTAAAATGTTTATCTGCTATTACAGCATAAGGGCTTATTTTCTCATTACCTTTAGCATCCCATACTACGCTATCACTACTCATAGCTTTAGACTGAAAATATACATATAGCTGATACTGCATCGCATAACTGTTTAAAGCAATATTATCACTAATTCTATAGATGCCTAAATCTTCCAGCTCTTTAGTTGCCATGCTTAAAACTTCTAAACCTATTACATCTAATTTATGCGGTAAGTTTTCATTTTGATTTTTTGGAGTTATATTTTTTTTGATCTCTAAGTCTTTTACAAATTTTTTAGGTGTACTACTTTTTTGACTTTCGTATATTGCTATTAAAGCTTTTACACTTTCAGCTTTAAA